TTTTGATCCTCTTGAACGATTTCTCGTCTTCTGGATGCCACCCGCGCGCCCACGGATCCCATAACTTTCCTCCTTCGGGCCCCTCACCACCGTGGTGATGGTCCGGGAGGACTCCCCCCTTACCACTCTTAATCATTCCTTGGATGAGCATTCTTTTTGCCTTATTCAATTGAATCTCGAGTGGTTGGGGCTTTGTATCTAGACCATTCATTAGGTCTTCCTCTAGGACTCCATCATGAGTCCGATTAACGACTTCCATACGATATGGACCTCGGTCATCGACCAGTGCATAGGGTCCCAAGATATACGGAACGATATGTAGAAGTGCCCCACGTAGGGGATCATCAAAGAAGATAGTCATGATTGACTCACTAACTACATTACGCGCAATATCAAAGGGAATATGGTCGGAGGCATTCTCATAGTCGCCGCTGCAAATTGTAGGCCCGATTGGCATACCCTCAAATCCAGTTGATTGTCGGTATACTTCCGGTGCGTTTCTTTCCATATATTTTAACATATTATGGCCTATTAGAAACCCGACGGTCATTACCGCCCAATCAAGTATTGTTGGACAACGAAATTTGCCGTTTTCGGGTATTGCAGTGCAGTAAGCTATGGGGGGGATCCCATTATCGTATCTGAAGAAAATTATGCGTAGAGCATATTGAATCGCATGATTGGCCTTACTATCTAGGAGGTAAATGTCATCGAGAAGTTTATCTAACCTCTCGTTTCCAATTTTTGGACGTGGGTTCCGTACCTGCTCGCCACAGATCTTGTAGATTTCTGTGGTGAGACCATGGTACCCCCCATGTGACCTTGGACTCTCCAACGTGGATGTCATTACGGTAGGTAAATAGACCTCCGGTTCCACGGTGTAAGGCATTGCGTGATACTCGGCCATGAGTGCCTCAACTAGTTGAGGTCCGTATCCGGGTAGTTGTTCATCCTCCCACAGGTGCTTGTACAACGTGAGTACGTTTTCGGGCTCCGGTGGTGAGGGAATGGCTCTACGCATAGTATAGAGGAACGCTCGAGTCTCAAGACTAGTCTTGCTCGTGTCTGGTATCATCTGGTCCAATCTTATGACTGGATGCGTGGAGTCTAAAATAATAGTCTCCAGACACAGGCGACAGAAAGTCGAGACCCATTTGCGAATCCCTGGGTCATCTCGGGCCAGCAGAAGTCGTTGGACTTCTAGCTGGCGGTGGGTGGGGAGTCCCGCAACCCACAGACATTCGATTATGGTGTCTATGAGTTCTTTGCGAGGATCTCCCCTCGGAAGGGGGGGTATCGGAGCCCCCCGACTCCGTAAATGACTTAGGAATCGCGCCCAGTTCCCCGGCTTTTCGAAGCCGAGGTCCCAGGTGAGCGTCCTTCTTTCGGCGAGCTCGTAGCCGCTGTTCTGGCTTGTTCCAGACTTCCGCGGGTATGCTCTCCTCCGACGAAGA